AGTTGACAAGTATCCGGCGAGTTCAGGCAAGGAAGCGGATCCGAGAAGTCTGGCCCGTGAACGTACAAAAACATTCGCTCATAACAAAAAGATATTTCAGACATCTACGCCTACACGAAAAAATGGACCTATTTGGCAGGAGTGGGAGAATGCCGACGATCAGCGCAGGTATTATGTACCATGCCCGCATTGCGGGCATTACCAGACACTGAGATTTAAACAGATTAAGTGGTCAGAGAGTGCAAAAACACCGGAGGAAGCACAGGCAACAGCATATTACGAATGTGAACAATGTCATGGGATTATCACAGATGGACATAAACCTGGGATGCTTCGCGCTGGCCGTTGGGAATCCGAAAAGAAAGCCGGGACAAGAAAAACAGCATTTCACCTGAATGCTCTATACTCGCCATGGGTGAGGTTCGGAGATGTAGCCTATGAATTTATGAGGTCAAAAGATATTCCGGAGCTTCTGATGAATTTTGTGAACTCATGGCTTGCGGAACCATGGGAACAGACAGAGGCAAAAATGAATGCCGAATTAGTCCTCGAACGCCAAAGCGAATACGAAGAAGGCGTTGTTCCTGATGAGGCTATTCTGATAACCGCGGGCGTAGATGTCCAGAAGGACCATTTTTATTTCACGATTCGAGCATGGGGCGCATTCATGACCAGTTGGAATATACGACACGGAATAGCGTGGACTTGGGACGAAATTGAATACATCATGAACCTACCATATCAGGACAGGCATGGCAATGTATATCAGGTTAACCTATGCGCGATCGACTCCGGTGACAGGACAGATGAAGTATATGAGTTTTGTGCAATGAACCAGGAATGGGCGATACCAGTTAAAGGTTCATCTAATCCGCTTGTTCCAAGATACAAAATCAGTACGATTGATAAGGCGGGCAGCAAGGCATATGGGATGAGACTGTATATTGTGGACGGCCACCAATACAAAGACATGATTGCCGGAAGACTTAAAAGAGAGAACGGCCCCGGTTCGTGGATGGTTTATAAGGGTTGCGATAGAGATTACGCGGAACAGATTTGTTCTGAGGAAAAGATAATTGAAAGGACAAAAAACGGCCTTGAAATTGAAGTGTGGAGACCAAAAGGTTCCCATGTAGCAAACCATTATCTTGACTGTGAAGTATATGCTGCTTTGGCTGCGGATTTATTGCATGTAAGATATCTGCAGCCGGAAGCAAAGAAGGAACCGGATACAAATAAAGTCCAGCAAATTGAACAGCAAAATAACTTTATCAATGCCAATAACAATTGGATACCACAGAAAGGCAGGTGGTTGTGATGACAATACAGGAACAGCTTGAACAGATTAATAAAGCTATAGGTGCAATTGAAAATGGTGCGCAGGAATACAGTATCGGCAGCAGACGACTGAGGCGTGCTGATCTTTCTATTTTGTATCAGGAAAGGCGTTCTTTAATGAGACAGTTAATTGAAGAAAACGGCGGCAATGTCGCTGTGGCAGTGTTTGACCGGAGGTGACTGAATTGAACTGGCTGGATAAATTTTTAGGCTTCATAAGCCCATCATTGGGATATAAACGCTTAGCATGGAGACAAGCATTCAGAAGTTTTTATGATGCAGGCAGCACCGAACGGTTGAATGCTGGATGGGTTGCCGTAAATGCCACAGCTGAGCAGACCGACCGTGCTCAGAGGGATATTATCCGGGCAAGGTCCCGGGATTTAGAACGAAATAGCGATATAGCTGAAGCCATAATTGGACCATTCGAACGTAATGTAGTCGGAACAGGAATAAGACTTCAAGCCAAAGTATTAAAGCCTGACGGCACTGAGGATGAAGAACTAAACGAACAGATCGAAGATTTATGGAATGAATGGTGTAAACCTCGGAATTGCGATCTAACCAGTCAACAGTCATTCAATGAGTTACAGCAGATGGTTATTAGACGGTTGCTGGTTGATGGAGGTATCATTTTTGTTAAAACATATACCAACAATGGTGTTGTGCCATTTCAGTTGCAGGCCCGGGAAGTTGATGAACTTGACACATCTATAAATCAGTTGCCCGGTATTGGCAAGAATCGAGTTATCGGTGGCATTGAAATGGACCAATATAATAGGCCTATTGCTTACTGGCTAAAAAAATACACTCCTGACGGCTACTGGGCAGGACAATCTGAGAGGATACCAGCCGAACGAATAATTTTCCTTTGGAAAAAAACGCGACCATCACAAATCAGGGAAATATCTCCTTTGGCAAAAACTTTGCCGCGAATTCGTGATGTGAATCAGTTTGTTGAAGCAGTTTCGGTGAAAGAAAGAATCCTTGCTTGTTTATCTGTTTTTATTAGAAAACAAGTACCTGGTACAGGATTAGGTAGGGGCGTCATAGGTGGGAGAATAGATGAAAAAAGCGGTCATAGACAAGAGACTATTTCACCTGGAATGATACATTATTTGGAGCCGGGAGAAGATGTATCTGCAGTTACACCATCAGGTCAGGCGACTTCCGCAAAAGATTTTATATCCACACAGCAGCGCCTTGCAGGAGCTGGTCAAGGTTTGTCATATGAGGCTGTATCCCGGGATATGTCACAGGTAAATTACAGCAGTGCACGCCAGGGATTGCTGGAAGATCAGCGTACATACATGATGTGGCAGCAGTTCCTCATTGAGCATTTTTGTCGGGAGGTATATACGGAATTTTTGATTTCTGCTGTTCTCTCCGGGGAACTTAACATTCCTGATTTTTGGAAAGATAAACGCAGATATATGAGGCATGTATGGATTGCGCCAGGATGGAGCTGGATTGATCCTGCAAAAGAAGTAACAGCAAATGCCAAGGCAATTGAAACCGGACAGGATACACTTGCAAGAATTTGCGCTGAGCGCGGTGAGGATTGGAGGGATGTTTTGAAGCAGAGAGCTGCTGAGGTTAAACTTGCAAAAGAATTAGGAATTGATATAGGAGGTGGAAAAGCAAATGGCGGAAACCAAGAAACCCAAAACGGGAATACAGGAAATCCGAACGTTTGAAGCTCAGATAAGGGCAACTGATGAAAACTACAGGACAGTGGAGCTTTCTTTTTCTTCAGAACTTCCATATGAGAGATGGTTTGGTCCCGAAATACTTTCGCATGACAAAGAAGCGGTGGACCTTACCAGGCTGCTTGAGGTAGGTACGGTGTTATTCGCTCACGGAAGGGATCCGAATTTGGGTAAGATGCCAATTGCCAAAATCGAAAAGGCATGGATAGACGAGGAAGAGAGGAAAGGAAAGGCTGTAATAACCTTTGACGATGATGAGGATAGCGACAGAATATTCCAGAAAGTGAAAAAAGGCATGCTGAAAGGTGTGTCTGTTGGATATTCTGTCAGCGTATGGGAAGAGGTTGCTGCCGGAAAGAAATCAACAAACGGCAGGTTCACTGGTCCGGCATACATAGCAGCCAGATGGGAACCTATTGAAATCAGTCTTGAACCTACGCCTGCAGATCCATCTGTTGGAGTAGGAAGAAATGCCGATGAAATGCCAGCCCCGGCCGACGGCCGTGCTGATATATCAAATTTTGAAAAGGAGAGTGAAAATATGGACGAAAAGAAGAAAGAAAAGAACGTTCAGGAGACAAAGACCCCTGAGGCCGTCGACATATCGGCCGTAAGGGACGAGGCTATGAAAGCCGAAAGGCAGCGAGTAAGTGAAATCACAGCTATGTGCAGGGATTTCAATATTGATCCCAAAAAGTATATCGATGACGGAACACCAGTTGAAAAGGTACGCGCAGCAATACTGGAAGAGTTGAAGAAAAATATGAAACCTTTATCTGTAGGTACAGATGTTCGCGTTGAGAAAGATGAAGCAGACAAGATTAGAGCAGCTGCTTCTGACGCTATCCTGATGAGGGGTGGAATAAAAATCGAAAAACCTGCAGAAGGTGCTGACGAATTCAGAAGGATGAGCCTCCGTGATTTGGCTATCGACTGCCTTGTTAGAGCCGGAAGAGCAAATGCTCACAGGTTGGATGACGATACCTTGTTTAGAGAAGCAATTACCCCTGACAGCCAGTTTACTGCTATATTGAATAATGCAGCAAACAAAAGTATGGCAACCGCATACCGTGCAGTACAGACTACATATCAGAGATGGACCGGCAGAGGAAGCAATCCTGATTTCAAAGCTGCTACACATTATCAGATTTCAGAAGCCGGCGATCTTTTGCCGATGACACAGAGCGGTGAATTCAAGTTTGATGAGATGACTGACCAGGGCGTAAACAAGGCAATAGCAACCTTCGGCCGAGAATTCGGAATTACTCGCCAGGCACTCATTAATGACGATATTGGCGTCTTGACAAGGGTACCTGAAGCATATGCAAGAGCTGCAAGACGTGGTATAAACCGCCTTGTATATCGTATGCTTGGCACTAACCCGGTCATATTTGACGGGCAGCAGCTTTTCAGCGCAGCACATGGAAACGTCGCAGCGCAAGGTGATAATATTACCGTTCAGGCAGTTGGCGAAGGACGTAGAGCTATGCGTATCCAGAGAAATCTCCGTGGCAAAGAAATCCTGAACATTGGTCCAAGGTTCTTGATTGTTCCTGCCGCAAGAGAAACTGAAGCACAGCAGTTCCTGTCAAATACTTTGGTACCGACTTCTCAGGCAAACATTAACCCGTTCATTGGTACCCTGGAACTCATTGCTGATGCTGAACTTGATGCTCTTGTTCAGGCCGGAAATCCGTTCCCATGGTTTTTGGCAGCAGATTCTGGCGATGTTGATACCATCGAGGTTACATACCTGAACGGTGACGATGAACCGAAACTTGAAAGTCAGGTCGGCTTTGATTTCCTCGGTATCAAGTGGAGAATTTACATCGATTACGGCGTAACCGTACTTGATTACCGTGGACTGTATATGAATCCTGGAGCCTAATTGAAGAGATTAGGCTCTTGTTATTTCAAAAAAAAGAGGAGGTAATAAATATGCCGTTTGTTCAGAAAGGTGACACGATAGATTATACAAATCCGGGACCGGCTCCAATTCAGTATAACGATGTCGTTCCTTTGACAACCAGGATAGGCATTGCCGGTGAAAATATTGCAGTTGGAGCAACTGGTTCGCTGCATGTTACTGGGGTATGGGAATTGCCTGCTGTTAATAATGTGGCTTTTACAGTCGGTCAGCAGTTGTACTGGGATCCTGTCGCACAGGTTTTGACGGATGCAGCTCAGAACAACATCCTTGCAGGATGGGCAACTGAACCAAAAGCTCAGGCAGCGACAACCGCAAAAGTGAAAATTGGCTAAGGAGGGTTCTCAATGATTAAACTTAAAGCCCCTCTAAATTATAGAGGCACTTTAATTGAAAAAGGTTCGGTAGTTGGATATTTCTCAAAGGAGCTAGAAGAGAATTTAATTAAAGCCGGTTTCGCCGAACGGGTTGATTCGAATGCTTTAATTGAAGAAAGGTCTCCTGATAAGACAATTGATAAAACGACTAAAGCAAAACAGAAAAAGGATGATAATGATGGATTTCAAAAGTCAGATAAAGGATGACCTTGATATATTTTTTAATGATTTTGCTGAGCCTCATAACATTAACGGATGCGAACTGAATATACTTATTGATAATGAGCGGTTAATGGAACGTACGAAAAAGGAGTTTGACGGCCTAAGCGTCGGCGAACTCCTTTATTTTGTAAAAGCATCTGACTATGGTGAAGCACCTGAAGTTGGGGAGCCGCAAAAATTTGACCAAAGACAAATGTATATAGCTGATATAAAGATTTCAGATGGAATATATGAGATCATCATAACACAAAACATCGGAGGCTGATATAAATGGCCCAGACAATTATAACTATTGATACAAGCCAGCTTGAAAAGTTGGCAAAGGAGTTTGATGGATTTGATAAAGAAGTTGCTGAAGCAGCTTGTCATGCTCTCAACCGAACAGTAGACCATGTATTTACACAGATTGGAAGGATTGTACCGAAACATTACGCAATAAAGAAGAAAGATGTAACTGAAACGTTAAAGAAAAAGAAACCTAATAGTTCAAACCTGGAAGCATCCGTGATATCTACAGGCCGCCGTCTTAGTTTTGCACATTTTCCATTTACGCCTAAGACACCAAGGCGCGGTAAACGTACTCCGACAGTTATGGTAAAAATTAAGCAGGAAAAAGGGAAGGTACGTTCCAGACAGGGATTTGTTGCTTCAACAGGTGCAAAAAGTGCAGATAAGATTCAATATAACGTGTTCAAAAGATTGGGTAAAAGCAGGCTCCCAATTGCTCCTATTCGTACACTTTCTGTGCCTCAGATGATTACTAATGCAAAAGTGGCGGAGGAAATACAAAAATCTGCTCAGGCCATGTTGGAACAAAGGATGCAACATGAAATGAAACGCATAATGACCAGCATTGATAAAAATATCAAGGGGAAATGAACAATGACAACTGTCGAGGTATTGGAAAGGATTAAAGAATTCTTACAAACTAATGTTTGCAATAGAATAAAGCTTCAGAAGCCGAACGATAAAAATGTCGATAGCTATGAACTTGTGAATCCTATCGCACATATCGGATGGATTCCTCAAAAAGGTTTTTTGCCGAATAAATTGGATTATACAATTCCCTGCTTGGTTGTAGGTATGGATGAAGCAAATGATGACGGCCAGGATTGCAGTATTCCAATAAGGATTTCTGCAGTTGTTTACAGCCCAGGATTACATGTTAAAAAAGATGATGGCTCTATTGTATATACTCCAGATTTTCAGGGATATATTGATTTACTTAACCTTATTGACAGAACACGTGCAGAAATTGCTAAAAATCATATACTTAACGGGGTTTCCATTGAATACCCAATCAGGTGGGGAATGTACCAGGAAGAGCAGCCTTACCCTTATTGGTACGGATGGATTGTATTCTCGGTAAGAATTCAAGCATATCCAAAAGCTAAAGTAAATCTAGATTAGAAAGGATGATAATATGGCATATAAACATGGTGCATATGGTGAAATATATCCCACACAGGATGCACTATCTCCCAGTGGAGTAGGTACGCTGCCTGTGTATTTCGGCAGGTTACCAGTGCATCAGCTCATGGATTATTCCGACAAAATAAATACTCCTATTTTGGTTCAGAGCTTTTCAGATGCTCAGGCAAAAGTCGGATACTCAGAAAACTGGAAGGATTATGACCTCTGCGAAGCAATTTATGCACATTTCAGAAATGATATACAGGTAATCGGTCCTATAGTACTTGTTAATGTCCTTAATCCGGATACGCAAAAGAATTCCGGCAAAACAGCAAATGTAACCCTTACAAATGGGCAGGGATATATAGATAACGATAAAGTGATTCTAAAATCCTGTTCAATTGATGGGAAGACATTGGGGACTGATTTCAGTGTTGAATATACTCCGGATGGAAGTAAAGTTCTCCTTAAAGATCTTACCGGGGCAATGGAATCTCCAGTTACTGTTACATATGATGAGGTTAATCCAGATGCCGTTATTGCGGTTGATGTCATCGGTGGAACCGATGCTACAGGCAAAAAGACTGGTATTTCTGTTGTTGATTTGGTATACAACAAATACAATATGATACCGACAATACTGGCCGCCCCTGGTTGGAGTTACATTCCCGAGGTTGATGCAGCTCTTAAAGCTGCAGCTCAAGGGATAAATGGTCACTGGTACGCATTCGTTAATAGTGATCTTTCGGTTAATAGTGATGCAAATAATATTGAAAAAGCAAAGAATTGGAAGACAAATAACGGATATGACGGTGCCGGGGAAGCTCCATGCTGGCCAATGGCTAGAAACGGAAGCAGGATATTCCATTTGTCTACACTCTCCACCGTTACAATGCAGTGGGTAGACTATAACAATGACAATATCCCTTATGAAACACCATCCAATAAACCCATTGATATTACCGGTCTTTGCCTTGACGATGGTACAGAAATATATTTTGATCAGGTTCAGGCAAATGAATTGAATGCAAAAGGTATAAGAACGGCAATTTATTGGGGTGGTAGTTGGAGACTGTGGGGACCTCATACTGGGGCATATGAATATGGGAAAGACATTGAGGCAAGGGATAAGTTCGATTCTAGTGTTCGGATGTTCCATTACCTTGTAAACACATTCCAGAGCACTTACGGCATTGATGTCGATAAACCTTTGACACGCTCCAGGGTTGAGACTATTCTGAATAACTTCCAGGAATTCATTGATAACCTAGTAACCAGAGGAGCCCTGCTATATGGTGAAATTTCCTTCAATGAGACAAGCAATCCTGAAAGTGATATTGTTGAGGGCGATTTCGTATTTGATATTTCTACAACGACCACGCCACCAGGTAAGAGCCTGACTGCAAAGGTCAGATATACAACCAAAGGCCTTGATGTATTGTTTGGAGGTGAATAATCGTGATTAGGTCCGGAACTGTAATTGCTAGCACGCTTCTGGTAGACGGAAAAGAAATAGATGATAATATATCCTGCCAGCTGCCGTCTATTGAGTTACAGACGGCAGAAATAAAAGGCGCAGGCATAATGGGCTCCATTGATATGCCGAGCAGCGGACAAATAGGTGGATTAACTTTTACTGTAAATCTCCGGTCAGTCAATAAAAATTCCGGGGAGCTTTTGAAGCCAGGAATCAGAAACATCGAATTACGTTTTGCCCGGGATGTGATAACTTCAAGCGGAACAGCAATTAAAGAAGGAACAAAAATTTTCATCACCGGCATAAACAAGAAGCTTGATCCCGGTAAAGTTGAAGCCAATGGAACAATGGACGGTTCGGCTGATTTTGAAGTTTTAAGATACAGGATTGTTGTTGACGGATACGAGACATTGCTTATTGACAAGCTGAATTACATTTTCAAAGTGAATGGCGTTGACTATATGGAAAGTGTGAGAGCAGCTCTTAAATAAGGGCTGCTTTTGATTTTCTTTATTATTGGAGGGATTATGCTATGGCAGTTGAAAAATTCAAACTTAAGAAACCCATTTCGATAAACAATGAAGAAGTAAAAGAATTACCTTACGATTTTGACGCGTTAACAGCAAAAGACAAATTGGAAGCCGGTAAAAAGTTTAAAACCGCGGGATTTACAGGGAGTCTTCAGGAATTGGATCCTGACTATCATCTCTTTATTTTTATTCAGGCAGTAATGAAAGCAGACAGCAGCATCTCTGAACATGATGTAATGAGAATTTCAATGCAGGATGCGGTTGCTGTTTCTTCGTTGGTGAGAAACTATTTTTTCTTAGATTCGGAGGAATTCTTCCGGACAGTTACATCCGACACGCAGTAACAGAAATAACAATATTTACTTCTACGCCGCTTATGCAATGCTTAGAAATGCCATTAATTGATTTTGTTCAGTTCTATGAAGATCTTTGCGATAGGGCAGACGAAATAAGCAGAAGGATTGAAGAGAAGATGAGGCGGTGATATATGTGGCCACAAAAGCGGAGTTGAGAGCTCTTATCACGCTTGCTGGGAAGATAGACCCTTCCCTGCAAGCAGCTATTATGAAATTTACAAAAATGAATCTCAATTTAACCCAGAACACAAAGAAAACGGCAAATTTAATGGGCAGTGTATGGAAGATAGCAAAAGGTGTTTTTGCGGGTAACCTGATGACAAAAGGGCTTTCTATAATATCAAATGCTATAAAGACCGTTACATCAGATGGAATAGAATTAGCTTCCAGCTTGGCAGAAGTTCAAAACGTTGTTGATACCACTTTCGGTGAAAGTTCAAGAATAATTGATCAATGGGCAGCCAAAGCGCTTGAAGCTTTTGGTTTGTCAGAATTGCAGGCAAAACAATTCACTGGGACTATAGGAGCTATTTTAAAAAGTAGTGGCATATCAGGTCAATACTTAGTACAGATGTCTGAAAATTTAGCTGCTTTGGCCGGAGATTTTGCTTCTTTTTACAACCTTGATCATGAGGAAGCATTCAGTAAAATTCGTTCAGGGATATCCGGGCAAACGGAACCACTTAAGCAATTAGGTATTAATATGAGTATAGCTAATCTGGAAGCCTTTGCCCTTTCGAAAGGAATAAAAGTTGCATATAAAGATATGGACCAGGCTTCGCAGGTAATGCTTAGGTATGCTTATTTGATGGAAAAGAGTAAAGATGCCCAGGGAGACTTTGCAAAAACGCTTGAAACCAGCTATGCAAACCAGAAAAGACTTCTGACTACTAATTTCCAGCAAATGATGGCCCAGTTGGCATCAAAAACAGTACCTGTGCTTACAAAAGGCATAAAAATGCTAAATAGCTATCTAAGAAATATTGATGCGGAAAGAATAGGCACAATAATAGCTGAAAAAGCAGGAAAACTGTTCAGTTTAATAGAAAGATACGGGCCGTTAATAATTGATACTATAGGCAATATCGCAAGCAAAGTTTTTGGAACAGCACAGATGATTATCTCAGAAGTAATACCGATAGTCAAAGAGCTTGGCAGTAAACTTTATGAGGCTTTTGAATCTGCAAGGCCGACAATAAGTTGGTTAATTAATGAGGGAATATCCGTAGCTAGTAATATAATTTCAGAGCTTTTTAATAAAGCTAAAGATATATATAATTTTGTGGCTAATAATTGGACAAAAATTGAGCCTATCCTATGGGGCATAGCCGGAGCTTTAGTGGCGAACAAAATTGCAATGTGGGGTTTGGTTGCAGCAGAAAAAGCAGGGATGATAATATCAGCGTTAAGTAAAGCTTGGGCCGTAGCTTCTTCAGTATTAGCAATGTTTAAAGCAGGAGCAAGTATTGCAACGGTTGCTCAATGGGGATTAAATGCAGCGATGGCAGCAAACCCTGTAGGTTTATTAGTTGTTGCTATAGGTGCCCTTATAGCTATCGGAGTTGCTCTTTATAAGAACTGGGATAAAATTTCAAGTGGAATCGTAGGAATATGGCAAAATTATGTTGTTCCATTTTTCAATAGTATTGGAGCATGGTTCTCAAATCTTTGGAATGGAATTGTTAACGGGTTCAAAAATGCTTGGAACGGTATTACATCGTGGTTTTCAAACTTATGGGATGGCATTGTGAATATTTTTAAGGGATATATAAATACCTACATAAATATGTTCAATTTTGTAATTAAAGCTCTTAATAAGATTCAGTTCGATATACCTGACTGGGTACCTTTAGTTGGTGGAAAACATATAGGGATAAATATTCCCTTAATACCGACTTTTGCAGAAGGTGGATTTGCTGATCAACCATCAATTTTTGGTGAAGCAGGACTGGAAGCAGCTATACCAATTAAGTATAAAAAGCCTCGGAGTATAGCAATTTTAAACCAAACAGCCAAAATGATAGGGGCAGAACCACAACGTAGACCTTCAATATCTCTTTCATTTAACTTTTACGGGCCAGTAAACAATAAAGAAGAGGTTACGTCAGCAGTTCAGATGGCAAAAGATTATATACTGGAAGTAATTGATGAGTATTACGAAGGGAGGGTAAGGCTTGAATTCGGCTGATTATTTTGAATATATAACTATGCAGGGTGATACATTTGATATGCTCGCCTTGGACGCATATAATGACGAATTTAAAGCACATTTAATTATTCAGGCCAACCCTCAATATGCTGATGTATTGGTGTTTGATGCCGGAGTAACTCTGAAAATACCTATTATTCAGCAGGAAGCTGCAAAAACTCTGCCTCCGTGGAAAAGGTGAGTTATATGCGATTGATTTATAACGGCAAAGATATAACTTCTGCTGTTGAAATTACCAAGGCAGAATTAATTGACAATGCAGGCAGCAAAGCAGATAGTTTGGAGGTTTGCTTCAGTGATACCGAAGGGTCATGGAGTAAATGGGAACCTAAAAAGAATGATACTGTTGAAATTGATCATGAGGGTTTTAGGTCCGGTGTAATGTTTGTGGATGAACTTGAACAGCAGCGAGGGAAATATATTATTCGTGCTCTGTCTATACCACAGGAGGCTAAAACACACCGGACAAAAAGCTGGGAACAGGTGAGGTTCCTGGAAGTTGCTCGGGAGATTGCTGCAAGATATGGTTTTGAACTACAAACATACAGTATTGAGAATTATTTATATAATCGGCTTGATCAAAACGATCAGGCCGATTTTGAATTTCTGGCATTCAGGTGCATGTTAGAAGGTTATGTACTCAAAATTACAAACCGAAAAATTGTCATTTATGATGAAAGATATATGGAAAACAAGGAAGCTGTCAAAACCATATATCTTTCTGATTTTGATGGCAATTTTAAGTTTGTTAATAAGTCTACTGGCATTTATGCAGCTTGTCGGGTATCAAACGGTACAATTCAATCTGAATATAAAGTATCCGGAATATACGGACCGACGCTGAATATATCTAACATAGTTGTTACAAACCAAGCAGAAGCTGAACGTTACGCAAGGAATATTCTAAGGCACCACAATAAGTATGAGCAGACGGGCAAGTTTCAAATACAATTGGATACTGGACTTTCAGCAGGGGTAAATATTCAAATTGCAGGTGTTGGGATGGCAGATGGAAAACAGTTTTGTGAACAAATAATACACAGGTTTACTGAAAACAAGACAATCCTTAATCTCAGAAGTCCATTGGAGGGATATTAACGTGATATTAAAGGGCAAAATTTCTAGTATTGATAATACCGGTATAAGAGTAATACTTCCTGACCGGGATAATGCTGTAACGCCACCAATAACAAAGGCATCCCATGTAGGAACTCTGGAAGTTGGTGACACTGTGGCAGTTATTTTCTTTGGAAGTCTCTCCGATGGACTCATCATTGCAAAGTTCGGGTGATTGAAATGGGTGTTATTGCAACTTTTGCCGGAAAAGCATTTCAGGTCGATTCCAATAAAATATATACTTTTTCTGATTTTTCATATACATCCGCATTAAAGACAGAAAAACAGGACGTAGATGGAGCTAAACCGAGCACTTATATTAAAGGGCCTGATTTAGATAGCTTTAATCTAACTATAAAATTGGATTCTTCAATGGGCGTTAATCCTCGTAATGAATGGGGGGATTGGAAAAGAATTTTGTACCAGAAAAAAGCCCATCCATTTATACTTGGAGGAGTTCCGCTGAATAATGCGCAATGGCTACTAACATCTGTTTCACCAAGTAATGTTGTTATAGACAACAATGGAAACATAATATCCCTTAACTTAATCTTAAAGTTTGAGGAATATGTCCGGGCAGGCAGCAAAAAAGATAATAGCTCTGGAGGAACTTCAGTTCCGGAATTATTGAAATTGTTAGAAAGTCAGACTTATTCTATGCCTGATAATTCAAACCTAAAACGAGAAAATAAGCAAATGTTATTGCAGCTAAAAAGACAGGCTTTATTTGAGTAAGGGGATGTGTATTCTATGCAATATACAATTAACACTTTGGAACCCGTTAAACTTGATTTTTCAGCCAAAGGGGATGAACGTGTTTTACAAAATATCCGCAATTTGATAAATACATTCCGATATGAAATAGCATATAACCGAACAATTGGGATTGATCCGAATATATTTGATAAACCTGCTGATATCGCAGCGGCATTGTATACTGCAGAAATTTACAGAATAATTGCAGATTACGAACCAAGAGCCGAAGTAAAAGCAGTTAATTTTATTGGCCTGGATGATGATGGCAACATGAGTTTTGAGGTGGTGGTTGATATATGAACGGTGAAATAAATTTTGTTGAGGTAAATGCCCAGGAAATAGCCAATACGCTCATAAAAGATTTTGAGACGGCATTGGGTACAACATTATACCCTGGAGATGAAAGAAGAATATTTCTTATGCAACTTCTGCAGGTTATTGTCGGCCTAAAAAATGATATAAATCAATCGGCCAGGCAAAATTTACTTAGGTATGCAACAGGAGAACAACTTGATGCTCTTGGGGAATTCTATAATACACCGAGAATTCCTGCGCAGAAAGC